TTGGTATTCTGCACAATTTGACAGGTAAAAGTTCGTTGACTTTTTCGATTGAAAAATGTCATTTCATAACAGCTATTCAGAATAGTTATCAGTATAATGTGGTTTGCCAAAAGTGGTTGGTATCATATAATGATACCAACCAAAAAACGAGAGAGGAGGGCACCGAAATGCCTGAAGTACGGCTCATCACCCCGATCACAAGACAGAGCACGAAGAAGATGCAGGTTGCAGCTTACTGCCGAGTGTCTTCCAACTCCGCTGATCAGCTCAACTCCTATGCCGCACAGATCCGAGCATACAAAAAATGCATCGGCGCACGCGACGATTGGGAACTGGTGGACATCTTCGCCGATGAAGGGCTTACCGGAATGAAAAGCGAAACCCGCAATGAATTTCAGCGGATGATCCGCATGTGTGAGCTCAAGCAAATTGACTTGATCATCACGAAATCCATCTCCCGCTTCGCACGAAACACAAAAGACGCTCTGACCTATGTAAGAAAGCTCAAGCTGTTGGGCGTGGGCGTTCAATTTGAAAAGGAAGGCATCTCGACGCTGTCTATGGGCGACGAGATGCTTCTTAATACCTTCGCTGCTCTTGCGCAGGAGGAATCGCAGTCCATCTCTATGAACCAGCGCCTCTCAATCGTCAAACGCATGGAACTTGGAGAGTATGTGGACAGCAACGCCCCTTACGGATACCGGTTGGTCGACAAGGCATTGGCTGTGTACGAGCCGGAAGCTGCTGTTGTGCGGGACATTTTTGACCTGTATTTGCGGGGTTTCTCCATCAGTGAGATTGGCAGAGAATTGAAGAGTCGCAATATTCCTACCAAGGCCGGCAAGGAGAGCTGGCATCCGTACCGAATAGCCTATATGCTGAAAAATGAACGGTATATCGGCGATAGTTTCTATCAAAAAACTTACCGTGAAACAACGGTCCCATTCAACCAGCATATCAACCGTGGACAGGAAGATCGCTTCTACGCCAAAGGGACACATCCCGGTATCATTGACACGGATGTGTTCAATGCTGTTCAGCAGCTTATCCAAAAGCGCAAGGAGACTTTCTCCAGAACAAGTACCCAAAATATCTATCCGCTTACAAGCCGCATTCAGTGTTCTGAGTGCGGCTCTTTCTATCGGCGAAGGAGTGTGTCGGGTACTGTGAAGTGGGTATGTGCCCTTCACAAAGATGACAGCACAGCTTGCGATTCTCACTATTATAGCGAAGAGCGGATCTATGACGGCTTTATCACCATGGTGAACAAGCTGCGGTTCTCTGAAGATAACATCCTCGGTCAAGTCATCAGCCGACTGGAGATGACGCTGGCAGCTATGAAGCGGAACAATCTGGTTGCGCGCGATTTAAGCAATAGTATTGCCGAGTTGAATGCGAAACTGCTCATGCTCGAACAGCTCCGATCCAAGGGATACCTCGCCCCTGAAGTTTATCAGGCACAAGCCAATGAGATCGGTGCAGAGCTGGCAAAGCTCAAGGATGTCAGGCAGGAAAAGTTTAATTCAAAGACTGCCTCCATGCTCGAGGAAGTCAAGAAATTAAAAATGCTCATCTTCGAACTGGAAGAACCCCTTGAGGAATTCAATGAGAAACTCTTTCTGGAAATTGTGAAGTCCATCCAAATCAATAAAGAGGATGAAATGTCCGTAGAATTCCTTGGTGGACTACGATTCAGGGAACGCATATAGGAGGCTGTCATGAAAAAGACGCGGTATATCCCATACGGATACACAATGCGCAATGGTAGAACGGTCATCTCAGGAGAAGAAGCGGAAGTTATCAGAGAAATTTTCAAATCGTATCTGAACGGAGCTTCCTTGAAAGCGATTGCTGACGAGTTGACCGACCACCAGATTCCTTATACGCAAAAGAGCGCTACATGGGATAAGGCTCGTATTGCAAGGATCATCGACAACGCCAAATATGCAGGAACAGAAGAATATGATCGCATCATAGATGAGGAAATGTACGAGGCGGCAGTTAACTTGAAAATCGCTCGTCAGTGTAATGCATGCGAAAAGGAAAACGATGCCATCGACCTGCTCCGAGAATTCGTTCGGTGTGACAGCTGCGGACAGCCGATGAAACGCCGCATCAACGCAAAGCATCACATTCGAGAGAGCTGGAACTGCCCCAATGGTGAATGCGGTATCAGAGTCCGCATCAGCGATAACCAACTCATTGAAACCATCACTGTCCTCATCAATCGGATCATCCTCAACGACCATCTGCTCCAACCAAAGCCCAGGAAACGGTATGAGCCAGACGCGAAGGTCACCAAGGTAGGAAACGATATCGCTCTGGAGCTGGAGCGTGACGCTCCAAACGAGGAGTTCATCATCGAAAAGACCATCGAGATGGCAGCGCTCATGTACGAGCAGAGCAATGCCAAGTTGAACCTCACAGTATCGCTCGCAAGAAAGCTGGCACAAACGATGGTCACGCAGGATGAATTCAATCGAGATTACTTTACCGCCCTCGCCTCATACATCACACTCGGTGAACAAGGCAAGGTGGTACTTCATACTAAGACAGAAACGGAGGTTACGCTGGATGATGGAAGTAACGAAAGTTCCTAAGAAAATCGTCACTGTCATAGAACCAAAACGCTCCATGACGGTAGACAAAGAAAAATACAGGCAGAAGAGAGTGGCGGCATACTGCCGAGTCTCGACAGATAGCGAAGAACAGCTCGTCTCCTATGCTAACCAAAAGAAGGTGTACACCGAGATGATTGCCAGCCGCAAAGATTGGTGCTTTGCAGGTCTCTTCGCTGACGAGGGCAAGTCCGGCACAAGAGCCGACAAACGGCCTGAGTTCAACAAAATGATCAACGACTGTCTAGCCGGAAAGATCGATTACATCATCACCAAATCCGTATCCCGCTTTGCGAGAAATACGGTGGACTGCCTCGATTATGTCCGAATGCTCAAGTCCAAAGGCATCGGCGTCTACTTTGAGGAGCAGCAGATCGACACACTCAAGACAGACAGCGAGCTGTATCTGGTCATCTATGCTGGCTTCGCACAGTCCGAATCCGAAAGCATCAGTAAGAACATTACATGGAGCGTTCGCAAAAAGTTCGAGGAAGGAACTCCAGTGTTTATGTACAAGCGGTTCCTCGGCTATAGAAAGGGCGCTGACGGTGAGCCGGAGATCGTACCGAGCGAAGCGGCCATCGTGGAACGCATCTTCAATCTCTATCTGGCTGGGGAAACCGTGGACAAAATCTCCAAGATGATGCAGGCAGAGAACTATGATATTCCCGGCAAAACCATCAGCTTTAGCAAGGGCATGATCATGAATATGCTCTCCAACGAGCGATACTGCGGAGATGTGATTCTGCAAAAATCCGTCACCATTGACTGCATCGAAAAGAAGCGGAAGAAGAACACTGGAGAAGCTCCAATGTACTATGTTCAGAATAACCATCCAGCCATCATCGACAGAGTGACCTTCAACAAGGTTCAGGAAGAACTGGCCAGGCGAAAAACAAAAACGCCAGGCTCTGCAAAGAGCTCCATCACATCCACCGGAAAGTATTCCCGCTACGCCCTGACCGATGTGCTCATCTGTGGCAACTGCGGTACCCGTTACCGCCGCGTGACATGGTCAAGAAATGGTACCAAGCGCATCGTGTGGCGCTGCATCAGCCGACTGGACTACGGCAAGAAATACTGCAGCGATTCCCCCACCATTATGGAGGACAAGCTGCAGGAGGCCATCGTTCGAGCGGTCAACAAGTTTAACGAGCAAGATAACGCCACCTATAAGGCACTTATGAGAGCGACCATCAGCGAAGCCCTCGGCCTTAATGGAGATCCGGAAGAAGTAGATATGTTGGAGAGAAAGGTCGAAGCCCTAAACAATAAGATGCTGGCGCTTGTCAATGAGAGTGTCAGTTCCGGCGATGGCATCGAGGCCCATGAAAGCGAGTTCATGACACTGTCACAGGAAGCAGAACTCCTCAAGCAGCGTATAGCAGCCATTCAGGAAAGCACCGCCAAGGATAACGGTGAGCAGAACCGCCTCGAGCAGATTCAAGCTATCATTGCCGAGCGAGAAAGTAAGTGCATGGAGTATGATGACTCCATTGTCCGCCAGATGGTGGAATGTATTAAGGTCTATCCTGGCGGCAAGCTGGAAATCATCTTCGGTGGCGGTTACCTTGTCGAAGAATCCGTCTAAGCGTAGGAGATTGAGGGATCATCCCTCTTTCTCTTTCTTTATTTCATCGTGGATGTTCTTCTGAATCGCATCGAGAAGGGCGACCTTTTGCTCTGTTGAACATTCCAACCTTGAGATGTAATTATAAATCAACTGTGCATGGACAGTTGCAACGCGCTTGGCAAGTTCCTCCTGACCTTCCTTTGAGCGCGGCAAATGAATGATTACTTCCATAGAATCCCCCCCCAATCAGGCAATAGCACAGCCTGATTCACCATCAGATTTCCCTTCGAGCAAGGGAGATCTTTTTTTCGCCGGTTATCAACCACAGAGCAATCCGCAGATGCTCATTATTCAAGAACAGGATCATCTGCAAGCGGTTCTTCATTTTCCTCTACAAAATCATCTTCTACCGCAACCTTCCCTGAATGCAGCTTCGTCATTCGTAATGTGTATTTGCATTTTCGGTTATAGGCAACGAGCATAGCTTCGGCGTAGCAAAGAGACCCTGCTCCACGCTCTTTAGCGATACGAGACAACTGCCGAACAGACATGAAGCCAACCCTCTCCTTAAAGGTTTCGTCACGAAGCTGGTCACCAAATGCTACGACCATTCTCGCAACACCAGCTAATACATTTGCACCGAGAGAGTCGATATCTCCCTCCCATGTACCAACGCAGAGCCGCAAAGTTCGGTCAAGCACATGGTAACCATATTTGGTGTAGATCCGCTCCAGCGTGGCAACCGCACAGATCATGCCATATGCTTTGGTCGGCCCGATAGAAAGAGAATAGGATTCTACCAGCCGCTTAATAACAAGTTGCTGTTCATTTCCCGCTTCGATATTTGCCATGAATATCTCGTAAGGCTTCAGCGGCCGCACATGCTTCATCTGATTTGCAAAAATGTCCGCTTCGTTCTTGTAATCTAAGCTGTCATAAATCATGCACCAAACAGGAGTCTCTCTTGAACCAGACACAGTGGCAACGATCTCTATGGTGTGCTGACCATTAAAGACATAGTTGACACCATCACGGCGGCTCACCTTTACCGGGTTGATTTGGTTCAGGTCGAAATCCTCGATGGCTTTTTCAACCTGAGCCTGAGACAATGGCCGCTGGTATTCCTGATTAGATACGAGATTTTTGATCGGGATCTGCTCGAAGTGGACATTCGGAACAAATCTGCTGAAGTCTTGCATTAGTCTACCTCCCTGATTTCTGAGAGCATCTCGGACACCTTCTTCTGTAGTGACAACAGCGCCTCCTCAAGTTTGCTTTTTGCACTCGTTGAAGCAGCGTTCATATCCGCATTGTTTCTGGCTCGCTCGATGGAACTGACCCATGACGGAACGGTCAGAGTCAAACCGGCGATTTCGGCATCCGGGTCGTGCATAGGGGGAATTTTGATAAGTGGTAAAGTCTCCTGCATAGATTCGACTGGCTCCTCATCTGTATCAGCAAATTCTTTTCGCGTGTCACTGTAACTGGTGAACGGGTGCTGTAGGTCTTCGGGTCTTGCACCGATCCGTCTAATCTCTTCCGGCGGCATTTTCGAAAGGGCCACAAGGTTCTCGTGAGATATTTTGAAAGTGCCAGAAAGCACTTTGCCAGGAAGTTCGGGGTCTGCCTGTCCAACAACGTCTAATGCCTTACTGAAGATCGCATACTTCTGCACAGATCCAGTAGATACATTGTATTGAGCGCTGAACTTCTGGGCTGTGCGCCGAAAAGTATCGCCTCGCTCACCCTTGTTTCTCCGCTTATACTGGTTGAACCCATTGATGTTGGGCGGATGCTTACGCGCTACTTTCTCAAGTTCATACTGCTTTCCAATGAGATATCGTCTGGTTTCCTCCGTGATATTTCGGCGGCCGAGCTGATTGCTGCAGATCCAGACAATCGCTTGCTCTCGGTTCTCAAATGGCATCTCTCGTATAGCATAGGGAATGTGAAGTCGATTGCATATCTCGTAACGGTTATGACCATCAACAATGATGTTATTCCATGTGATGATCGGCTCTCTGCAACCGTCTACTGCAAGATTTACTTCGAGTTGAAGATACTCATCTTTCCGTAAAGGTCGAATGAGCGTCTTAAATTCCGGGTCGATCTCCAACACCGCAAATCCTTTATCCATCGCTGGGAGGTCTCCTTTCATTTTTCTTTAAGGTTTTCATGGAGAAATAGGCTACTCTGTTTGCAACATCCACCTCTCCGCTCATACGATAACTGTATTGGAAGTCGAGAGTACCGATCATGTTGACCAAAGCACACAGGAGTGTATTACTGTAGAACTCAATAGAATAATGGCGTGATGTTTGAACCAACTTCACTCGGTTGGAGGTGCCACCAGCGAGGGGCCGATCTGAGCCAAGTACAGCAATGAACATTTCTTCTGGATTGACCAGAAATTGAACATATTGCGGATTCCCCATTTTGTTCAGGGTGGACTTATGTATGCGAAAGCGATTCCACTTTAAGTCAATGGTCATGATCGCGCTGTTATCCGTACTACCCATTTACACTCCCCTCCTGCACGGGTACCTCTGGTTGATATGCGGTATGGACTGATGTGACATTTTCCACGGATGCTGTGGAGGATACAGTGCTATCCTTGATTCCATAAATCGCGTATCCGTCAAAGATATTGATCTGCAGAGATTTCTGGTGTTCACGATAGGGCAAACCGAACTGATCCTTCCAACCGGCTGGGAATACAGGTGTACGCGCAGTCTTGGGCTTGCCTCCGTCTTTTGCAATACGCTGATAAATCTCGGAGGCGTTCAAGTCGAATACAATCAGATACTCATCATTAGCATGGATGACCTTGCCAATCAGCTTGTACCTGTAATCAATATTCCAGTCCATCAGCTCAAAGAGCTTTGCAAAGAAGAACTTACCCGTCACCTGACGGGGCCTCCTCTTCCCACCAGATGTGTTGCACCACGCGAATGCGTCTCGCTCTGACTCGGCGCAAGGGCGTAGCGCAAGAATGTGCGACTCTCGATTGATCAAGAGTTGGACACAGTCTGCATGGGGAAACTTGTTCAAGCAAGCAGTATTGACATAAACTTTGTAATTGTTGAAGGTGATAGACGGCTCGAAAGTATGAGCGAAGAACTCCCTACGAACCACCTGATACCCATCAAAATCGAAGTCGTCACTAAGTTCGATCACATCGCCTGGTGCCGATGCGTCGATTGTCATTGGCGTGTCCGCATCCTCCTTAAAGGTAATGGTAGTTTCATCATCGACATTGCCGAATTGAGTATTCTGCAGCATCGGTGAGATGAAAGAAACCTGATTCTCTACTTCCATTCTGCTCTCCTTTCATTCGTCTCTGACAAGATCCAGCGCATTTCCAATCTGGCGTAGGCTCATGCTGAGAAAGCGACAAAGCCGTCTGAGTTGTTCCGCGTTATACTCTGCCATGATCTCATCCTGCTCGGCTTCGGACAAATCAGAAAAGCATCGGTTGACATGTATACCATCACGAATCACACGGTAGTACACTCCATCAAGATTCCGAAAGGTTGGGATATCGTTTTTTTCAGGCATTAAAATCCACCTCTTCCTTCTGCTTTATGGGGGCTAATTGCTCAGCTATGAATCGCTGCATTTCATCAAACTTAGTCACTCGAAGCTTCTCACCGGTTTCAAAGAGTTGGCCTTCCAGCCAAAGCTTCCATGCATCTTCACTTTGTAATTCTGGTGAAGATGAGGTAAGTCTGTGAGAATAAAAGTCACTCCCAAACCTGTCTGCCAGTTTCTTCGGAACTGCCCGAACACGCTTTCCTGATACGGAAAGCGGAGAAAGCTCACCATTGCCGCTGATGGGAGAATCTGTCCCCGTCATGAGATAGGACTGGATAAAAATCTCGGGTTCACTCAAATCAAATAGGAACACCGAATCCCCTTCGTTTTGGAGGAGTCTACCATAGGCCCTGAACTTAAAATCGGTTTCCCAATCGAGCAGTTCGAATAGGGTTCCACCAAATGCGGTACACGGTATCTCTTTGGCATAGTATTTTCCATCGTCAGGTCTTGACCACTGTACGCACTGGCGAGAATCCTTAGAGGCGCGACGAACAGCGAGCTTCCGCAATCCCGGATGGATCAGCAGTTCAACTTTGTTGTCCTTCCCGAACTGCCTGACGCAATCTGTGCTGAACTTGATTTGTTTGCTCTGAAATAAGACATACGGTCTTTTGTTCGCATCAAAGAGAGATGAATTCGTAACTTCAAAGCCGCGCAAATCAAAATCTCCAGCTGCCACCTCGAATGTAGCGTCACCCTCTGCAGGCTGGCCGTAATAGGTATCGTCCGTGTAGACACTCATAGAAGCCTGCAAATAATCGGCTACCTTGAAACCTGCCCACTTAGGGCTAATCGTGACAAATCCTTTCAGAACGCCAGATCCAATCACTCGAAGCTCCGGCAGAATAGACTTCCCGCCGTATTTTGCATTATTGATCATGTGCTGAACGGCTATATAGTCATCTCTCGACACGATTGCCTCGTGTTCTCCTTTATACAGACTCTGCTGCCGTTCTCCTCTGTTTTTCTTGGACTTATGACTAATCACATCAGGCGTGAATGTCTTTCTTGTGAGAACATCACCACAATGCCGCTCATTCCTCAAGACCTGAATAACGGTGCCGGAAGTCCACTTGGAATTACCAAGGAATGTCCTCTTACCAAGTGCCTCGAGGGTTTTTGCAATATGCGATGAAGTATATCCGGACAGATACATATAGAATATGAGCTTCACGGTCGGCGCTTCGTCCGGATTGATCACCAACTTGCCGTCAGCATCATGGGAATAGCCCAACAGCTTGGGTGTCAGAGGAAGTCCTCCATTCAACCGCTGAGCAAGCGAAACTTCCATACTGCGGCTTCGAATGCGGGACTCGTTTTCCGCGATGGAAGCCAAAAAAGACAGCGGCATGTTTGTATCCTCGTTCAGCGAGAATATGCATTCACTCTCAAAGAAAACGCCCACTGGATTGCGGAGCTCCGCAAGATTCCGCACCATAGTAATACAGTCGACGGTATTTCTGGCAAGACGCGAGACTGATTTGGTGATGATCAAGTCGATTTTTCCGGCTCTGCTGTCAGCGAGCATTTGGTTTAGCTCAACGCGGTGTTTTGTCGAAGTGCCCGAGATTCCTTTATCGGCGTAGATCTTTACAAGCTTCCAATTGGGATGCTTCAAGACGAACTCTTCGTAATAGTTCTTCTGAAGTTCATAGGAAGTTTCCTGGCCGAGATTATCAGTTGAAACTCGGACGTAGACCGCAACACGCTGATGAATATCGGCATCGTAGAAATCGACCTGCTTCTTTGCCGGATAGATGACATCTGGCTCTCTCCGATTCGAGTATCGCTTATGTACTTTCTCGCGTTCTGCTTGATCAGCTGCTTTCTTGGCTGATTTACTCATGAAGCGCACCTCTCATATCCAGCTCGTCATCAGGCAGGATCTTCCAGTCAGGGGTTGGGAGAAAACAAGGCTCTCGAAGATCGTCACGATAATACGATGCCAAAGTGTATAGATCTTCTGATATGAAGTAGATGCCAACAGGAGGCTTGCGAGCAGCGAGCATTCTTGCGCAAATCGCCATTTCTTGAGCATCTCTGGACACATTGCTGACCTTCTGTGTGATTATGAGATCGACTTTCCCAGCATCGCAGTCAGACAGGAGTTCAGTCCATGCTGTAGAGTTCTCCATATACGGAGCGGTCGATCCATTGTCAATATAGAAACCTACAAACTCCCACATAGGATACTGAGCCAGCGTAGCACGAAAAACCTCTTTGTTGCGTTCGAGATATTCCTCGTCTCTATATTTCGTCTGGTTGAAAAAGCGGATGTACACGGCAACCTTGAATGGAATCTTGGGGTTAGGTATTTCATGGCGGATAGTTTTCAACCACTGCCTGTGTTGTGCCACAAGGGGCGATACCATGTTTTCTCCCAGGCACAAGTCAAAGGAGGGATACTCAGTCTCTTCGAGTCCTTGTTCAGTACCTAAAGGCAGCAGTTTCGTGTTTTCCATGTTTTCCTCCGGCATTTGGGCAAGCCCTTTTGGGTGAATTATAGGGAAAATGCTTAAAAATAAGAAGATACCATAGGTCAGCATCTTGACCTATGGTATGGAAATGGCAAAAAAATTATCGGATTGGTCACCCAATCCGATAATTAATCGTTATTCTGATTCTTATGCATGGAGACTTTGACCTCTCGGACAATGTTTAAGATAGTTTCCATCTCGCTGGCCGAGCAATCTTCAAGGAGTTCTGCAAACTCACCTTGATAGATTGCCTTGACCTCCGGTACATCTGGGCGGAGCAAATAGTCTGCGGACACCTGAAGGGCTTCCGCCACTTTGACGAAAGTCTCAAGCTGCATTCCCGTTTTTCCTCGTTCGATATTGCTGATTAAAGGTAACGAAACAGCGGCTTTGACCGCTAAGTCTGCCTGACTCATGCCTCTGCTGGTTCGTACAGCTCTGATGCGTGAGCCGACCAGCTCCAGATTCTGTTGTTCATACATGACCAGCTCACCTCCCCTTCGCCGGATATAAGCTAACGACTATAATTTAAGTTAGTATATAATATGCAAGGGTTGCTTTTATATAATCATGGCGCTATAAAATAGCGGCTTCACTATAATTGGGTTGCCAAAATTTTTAAGGAGGCTTCTCTATGCAACTCAATTACTATGTCCTTGGCCAAAGAATCCAGAAAATCAGAAAGAACAAGCGTATCTCCCAAGCGGTGTTGTCCACCATGATCGACAAGTCTGCTGGATACATCAGCTACCTTGAATGCGGTACAAAGGTCATGAGCCTTGAAACTTTCGTCGGCATCGCCAACGCACTGGAGGTATCGACTGACATGCTCCTGAACAGGCAGCTCTCAGGTGTGACCGAAACCACTAACGCCGAAGCGCAGGAGATCTTTGCTAACTGTTCCCCGTATGAAACCTATGTCCTGTTGGATGTTCTGAAAACGACCAAGAACACTCTACGCTCGCACCACCATCTCCTCAAGGATAAATGGTAATCATTTTATCAACTGAATATCAAATAGCAACAGACCACAGGTTAAGAGATTGACCTGTGGTCTGTTGCATACAAAAAACGATTATGTTTTAGCCCAAAACGATTACGATTTGGGCTTTTGCGAGATTTTCCGTTCTATTGATGCTATAATCCGGACAAGTAAGAAAGGATGAGGATGTATGGTCTATTACACCGGCGATATTCACGGCAACGCGAAAGGGATCGCTGCTTTTGCCCAATACTTTGAACTCACGAAATCAGACACAATCGTCATCCTTGGTGATGTCGGAGCGAACTATTACGGCAATCGGCGGGATCGGTATTGCAAAGATGCGCTTGCCAGAATAAAGCCCACCGTCTTCTGTATTCACGGAAACCATGAACGGCGTCCAGACACTCTCGCGGGCTATAAGCAGAAAGAATGGAATGGTGGCCTTGTGTGGTACGAGGATGAGTATTCGAACTTACTCTTCGCCAGGGACGGAGACGTCTTCACTATGGAAGGGACCCGGCATCTGGTCATCGGCGGCGCTTATAGCGTAGACAAATACTACCGACTGGAAAACAATCTGCTGTGGTTTGCAGATGAGCAGCCCTCGGCAGAAATCAAGACATATGTGGAAGATCAAATCACGAAAAACAGAATTGACATTGTTCTCTCTCATACCTGCCCTTATAAGTACGAACCACGAGATGCGTTTTTACCCATGATCGATCAGAATACGGTTGATGACAGCACAGAGCGATGGCTCGATGGAATAGAAGGAAAAGTAGATTACAAGGCATGGCTTTGCGGACACTGGCACATAGAGAAGCAGATTGACAAGCTTCGATTCCTGTTCCACGATGTTGTGTCGCTGGAAATGATAAAGCGAGGTTTTAAATGAGTCGTTTCAAGAACAATCTCTACACAGTTGAGCGCCGAGTATGGAGAAACCATAAGTTGTGCTGGATTCAGAACGATGACTTCACTCTCTTTTCAGGACATCACAAAACGAAAATCAAAGAGGAAGATCTCCCAGAATGGTATGTCTTTGGCAGATACTATAAGCTGTGGGGCTTTCTCTCCGCAAAAGGGATTACCGACTTGCGGTATATCCCAAACCTGTGGATCAACCACTTCCTGAAAGATGACTGTCTCCTGATCTCCTATAGCGGCAAAATCGAGGAACATCCAGACAGCATCGGTTTTGAAAAATATAGCGGCGTTGATGAGCGAGTGTGGGGCAACGAGATCCTCCATGTGTTGAAAGGCGCAAGGATGTTCTCGCAATATGATATCGCCCCTATTATAGAGCAGATCCGCGAGAAGCAGCGCATTCTCATTGAGAACTACCCGGACGAGTTCGGACCCCACAAGTGGAGTTTTGATCTCGATAAATGGATGGCAGAAGAGTACCACTCAGGCCGCCCAACCTATTACAGCAAAGCCATCACAGAAAAGAGAGAAGCAGAGCTGCGAGAGCTGTGCGGTAAAAGAGGACAGACAGATGGATGAATACCAAAACGTAATGGAAGAACTCCACGATATAGTCGAGGGAATTAGCAAGCTGCGAGACGCAGCATACACTCATTACTCTTTGTTGGTCGAGCAGGTGCTGAAGGATCGAATCACCGATGAGCAGCAGTTAGAGCGGATCATGGACGGTCTCTGCGATTTCTGCGATGAGATTCGCTTCATTGAGCTTTACCGAAGCCTCTGCCGACATATTTACTACCAGTATCCGCAGCTCGTGGGAGAGCATGTGGCTCTTTTCCGTGCGCTGTTTGAGGGGCCCGATGAGAACTGATTTGAGAGAAGATGTATGGAGGTAACCTTCAGTGAAGGTGGCAGATACAAGTTTGCCTGCTACCGCCTCACATATGAAGAAAGCAAGTCTCCAGATAGGATTGCAAAGATCAAAGCCGATCTTGCCTCAAAGGGGAAAGATGGATATTCCATTGCAATCACTTATGACGCATCTCCCACCCCACCAACGTGGGACACATTCGCCAATTCCTTATTATGTCTGGACGGAAGACTTGAGATGTGGAAGCTACTGCAAGAGAGCTGGCCACATCTCAAAGCGGTCGAAGCGCAGAAAGGAGTGAGTAAGATGAGCACATCATATTTCATTTTTACGGAGGTTCTGGCAAATGATCAGTGGCATTGTATCAACCCCCAAGTGATGAAGTTGCTGCCTATCGAACATCTCATTCTTGTTCCAACGCTTCGCTCGGACAGCAGGTATCAGTTTGAAAAAGCATACCGGCAGCTTGAGTGCGATGGACACCCGTTCACAGTAGACGAAATGTCAAGAAATCTACAGGCATCGGTGAAGGACTGGCTTACCCCAGAGGACAGTGTCCGAATTGCCGTTTGCTACGATGACATCTTGAAGCTACTGAACACTTCCGGCAAAGAACATTCTGCATTTGCTCTTCGATCTGAAGTAGCTGCCTTTCAGAATGATGAATCCGATAATATTTTGGACTTCGTCTCAGTAGACGAATATCGGAAGATGGAGGATGAACTCAAGAAGGCTTATCAATATTTCGAATGGAATGACCGCTCCGGTGCGTATCGCTATTATGAGGAGATCCAAAAGAAGGTCGCCGCACAGGTCAAGGATTGGAAAGCGATAAACCCTCGGGCAGAAATCACCTCTGTCCGAATAATGCTTTTTTCAACCTAAAGGAAAACACACAGGAGGGTTTCAGATGCAATCGAATAAAGAATCGAACCAAAAGCTGATTGAGCGATTTCCGTTTCTTATGCCCCGTAACCGCTGGACAGGAGAAGTTCCAGAGGATTACGACTATTCCTATACGGAACTGGATTCCATGCCTGACAGCTGGCGAAAGGCTTTTGGGGAGCAAATGTGTGAAGATATCCGTGAGGAATTGGCACATGCCGAGTATCTCGACCAATACCGTATTTCCCAGATCAAGGAGAAATATGGAACGCTCTGTTGGTATGACTTTGGCTGTACAGAGCGGATGCTTCGTGACATCATCCCCAAATATGAGCACTTATCTGCGAGAACTTGCATCAGATGTGGGAACCCAGCAACAAAGGTTTCTACCGGCTGGATCAGTCCCTACTGTGATACTTGTGCTGGCAAAATCAGTCATGCCGAGAGATTTATTGCCATTGAGAAATGGCTCGATAGAAACAGCCGCGAAGTAACATTGAAAAGGAGTCTAAATGAAAAAGATACCCACTCTCTTTGAACGAGAATTTGAAAACCATCGAATTGTCAGAATACTGCCAAATGTAAGCCCTGACCTTGCTTGGGGTCATGGCCGGCGAAGGCGTAGCGACCATCAAATGGGACGGTGCCTGCTGTGCGGTCATCAATGGTGTTTTCTACAAAAGATACGATGCAAAACATGGAAAGCCCATCCCGTCTAACGCTATCAAGTGCCAGGAGAACGCAGACCCTGTCACCGGCCACTTGCCTTGTTGGGTGCCGTGCAATAGAGCTGCATCCGGCGACAAATGGTTTTGGGATGCTTATGACAAGATGGGGGTCGTACCAGATGGAACATACGAGGCCATTGGCCCGCATTTCAGATCTAATCCCCACAACCTTGATACCGATATTCTCAAGCCCCACGGGAAAGACATTGTCGAACTGGATCGGAGCTTTGAAGGCATCCGCACTTATCTGGAAACCCATGTGATCGAGGGAATCGTCTTCTGGAAAGATGGACACCCTCGGTGCAAGATCAAACGCAAGGATTTCGGGTTCCCGTGGGGAAGATGATTGCTTAAATTGGAAGACTCCATTAGAGGTACGGCAAAGCACTTGGCGATAGGAGGCGCACCACATGAGTAAATGGCTCGGCTACACAGTAGAGCTATTCTCCAATGGTCAATGGTTCAACATTGATCAGTGGCATCGACACGCAAATGGAGAACTCAGACACCGCTATCTGTATACTGCGCCCGAACGAGATATCTTCTCCAGCGCACATGATGAGCTGGCTCTTAGTAAAGAGAGAATCTGCTTTTCTGACCTGGCAGCAGAAACTCAGGATATCATCTGCGCAGAAAATCCAGCATTCGAACGCAGTACATTCGACTCATGGGATTTTTTCATTTGGGGCAACCTCTCTGACTTGGAGATGCTACTTCAAAAGCCTGTTGAGAATGAAAACGATGGATACATTTCAAAGGATTTACTCAAAGGGCTGCTTGTCAGGATTCAAGACCAAATCCAGATTTTTCGACAGACCATCCCGTACTTCGTGACTGATGGGTCATCGGAAATGCCAATCAGGATCATTATCTGTGAGTTGTGATTTTTTGATAGCTATTCGCTCTGAAATATGGTAATTGTTCGTGTTACAGAAAAGGAGGTGGAACACCATGATTTATGTAATGTCCGATATTCATGGACAAAAGCGACGCTTTGATTCCGTCATGAAGCAAATCAACCTACAGCCCGAGGACACCCTCTATGTCCTTGGAGATGTGATAGACAGAAACCCGGATGGCATCAAAATCCTTCGTCAGATCATGGCGATGTCAAATGCCAAAATGCTTCTGGGTAACCACGAATTAATGATGATGAATGCTCTCTACTACCCACCCCCAGAGGATGAGGAGTGGCCTGAATACTACTATGAGCGCAAGCAGTCTCTGTGGTATAGAAATGGAGGCGAGATAACACATAATTATCTGAAGCACATAAAGAAAACCGTTCGTCAGGAGATATTCGAGTATTTGGAGAAGCTGCCTGTAAACATGGAAATCACGGTGAATGGCAGGCAATTCATTCTGACCCACGCGGCTCCTGCCGAGCTGTATGAGACCTACGGTCGTAAATATGAGTGTGAGCGAGACTTTGCCGTCTGGATGCGATTTGACAGTTTCCCTGTTCTGGAGGACTGTACAGTCATCTTCGGACACACGCCAACTATCCGTTTCCAGTATGATAACCCAATGGCAATATGGGATGCAAAGAGCTGGATCGGAATCGACTGCGGCTGTATGCTCCCTGAAAAGGGTGATCCTTGGTCAGGAGCACTTGGAAGACTGTCGTGTCTCCGATTGGATGATATGCAGGTCTTTTACTCCGAGGAACCTCAATACGACAATCTTAAAGAATCGGAGGAACAGCATTATGGATGATGGCAAAGTTCCGATTACCATAGAAATCGATGCAGAACTGCTGGCGCAGGTAACCGAGGTGCTAAAGCCTTATGGCCTCACGCCGGAAGAAGCCGCGGTGCAGTTCTTCGAATACTGTGCCGACCCAAAGACACAGGATCATGCGATTACACTTCTCAAAAGGTGGAAAGAGGAACAGGAAGCTCAAGAGAGGAATAGCACCAATGCTAAGTAAAGAAGGATTCTGCAAAGCACTCCAAATGATAAAGGAGCAAGAGTCCATTGACGAACAGTTCAGCAAAGCACTCGACCTGGTTGGCAATGGCCACTTTGTATTCGGTACCGAAAACAAGTATCTTCTGGCTCTTAGAGATGTTTTGAAAGAAACGGTCAATGACCAATACGACTACATCGATTGGTGGCTGTATGAAGCGACCGATGACTATACGGTATGGGAAGCAGATTGCACCATGAAGTATTGCCTGAAAGAGCCTGAAGCACTGTATGATTTTATAACCGGTACGCTAAAGCCTGTCCCTGTATCTTCGGGAGAAAGCACATCACAGCAGGAATAAGGGGATGTCAAAATGAAAAGCCTGCCGCCACTATCCGAAATGGAACGCATCGAGCAAACCCTGCTCGTCGAAAAACTGGATGAAATCCTGGAACGCATTGACAACGAAGACATCGGATTCGTAATAACAGAAAACGGTCTGCCGGATATGGTCCTAATACCATTCCGCTGGTTTGCCGAGAACTTTCCGGATGAAGTGCCTGACGACCTAAGAAGCGCCGATTACAAATCCGGATAGATTCCACCTCTGAGGAGCCGAGAAAAGATGGATGAGAAGTTTAACAGAATACCCGTCAGCGTCATCCATCTTGACAAGGATGGCACAGTCATAGATGTGGAAGATTACAACCTCGATAAAGTCGAACCTGATTTGTGGGCAATCAAAGGGCTGGCTGCATCACTGCTCCCCGTCATTCGAGAGTTCTATACGCACGAAGAAAATGTTCAAGCATTTGAGGCATGGCTGAAAGAGCGGGAAAATAATTCTCAAAAACACAGCAAGCGGAAATAAGCGCAAAGACGGAAATCGGAGATGCGAGGCTGTATCTATTTCGGTCACGCTTAAAAATACCCAATTCTCCGCTATCATGGGAAATTGAAAGCAAAAAAATATGGCTGAAACAGCCCAAAGCCGCTTCAGCTCTCGATTTTTCCTATTTTCAGCGTGTATCTAAATTGGTCACACATCACACTGAGAAGTCTGAAACCGTAAGGTTTCGGACTTCTTTTTTCTGTTTGACCCTTTATCTGACCCTTTAACCGTTTTGCAGCTTCTTTCCACAGATGGCGTGCTGCATATAGGCTTCCATTCGATTTGCACTGTCCTGTTTCAGCACCAGTGAAAAAAGGGCAAGGGAAAAGTTCCTCAACGCTTTTCCCTTGCCCTTTTGCATCTGTCATGGTATACAGCTTAGCACCGGTTATTTGAGTGGCTCCTCGCCGCGGTGCAGATCATTCCAATCGCTGACGAATTCGTCGGGGGTCCAGTCGATATCGTCATTTTCGGGATGCGTGATGAGGCCGTCGGCTGCGGCGGCGATGGCGGCGGCTTCGCTGCGGGGAAGGGAAGAGAGATACCTGACGCGGATGTCGCTGACGAAATCCCAGTAGGCGGCGCGGGCAAAGGCGTCGATATTTGCGGCTTTGATGCCGAGAAGGCCGACGAGAGGCTCCTGCTCGTGGGCGTCGTACCGGTCCTGAATCGTCTCGAAAATATCGTCCGCGTCGCCGCCGTACTTGGTCAGAAGAGAAATGAGGTTCGTTTCGGGAAAAAGCTCCTGAAAGCGCGCGGAAACGGAAGTGGTAGCCATAATTGTTCTCCTTGCAAGATCATTTTGTTGCCTATAGTGTCACACAACGGGGCGTAAAAGTCAACATGGATGAAATCACTTACTGCGCGGGCTGCGATTCTGGTCATGCGGCGGTTGACAGTGCTGGTCAATTCGTGCTATGATACGAAAACCAACAATCATACTATGTTTGTGGACGCAAAAGGCGTAACGCAGACATTTTTCCAACGTCAGGCGAAGGATCGGCGAGAGCCGATAAGAATAGCTTGACGATCAATCTGCTTGAATTTTTCAAAATCGGGGAGAGGGTATGCTCAATCAGTTTTCAAGAACGCAGCTGCTTTTAAAAAGAGGTATTTGCCGCATGCTGCGGCAAATACCTCTTTTTATTAGTTTGATTTGAAATTCAACGGAGTGACAGCGTTACGACAGCTCGTCCCCGTCCAGCAGGGCCTCTTTCAGCGTGCGCCAGCCGAGCACCGCGCATTTGACGCGCGCGGGCATATGGGCGATATCACAGAGAGCCGAGGCCTCTTCCAGGCTGTCGATCTCGTCTTCCGACGCCTCGCCCTGGATCATTTTCAGGAAGATCTCGCCCATTTTCAGCGCGTCTTCCTTCTTTTTGCCGACGATCATGCCGAGCATGATGTCCGCCGACGCCTGCGAGACGGCGCAGCCGTCGCCGACGAACGCGCCGTCCGCGATCACATCGCCGTCAAGCTTCAGCTTGAGGAAGATGTCGTCGCCGCAGCTCGGGTTGACGCCCTCGAGCACGATGTCGGCGTCCGGCAGGTCGTGCTTGAACTCCGGATGCAGGTTGTGCTCGGTGAGAATTTCATTGTAAAAGCTTCTATTTTCCATAACCCATTCGCTCCCTTAGCGTGGAAATGCTGTCAAGCAGCCGGTCGACCTCGGATTCCGTGTTATAAAACGCGAGGCTTGCCCGCGCGGTGGACGGATGCTTCAAATAGGCCAGAAGCGGCTGTGCGCAGTGATGGCCTGCGCGGATGGCGACGCCGCCGCTCGCGAGGATCTCACTGATGTCGTGCGGGTGAACACCGTCCACCGTAAAGGTGATGATGCCGCAATGCTCCTCGGGCTTTTCCGAGCCCAGCACGTGGACGTGCGGCATCTCGCCGATCGCGTCCATCGCGCGGCGTGTCAGCGCGACCTCTTGCTGATGCATCGCTGTAAAGCCGATGCTCTTGACATAGTCAATGGCCGCATGCAGGCCCACGGCGTCTGCCGCGTTGACCGTGCCGGCCTCGAACTTGTGCGGGAGCTCGGCGAAGACCGCACCATCGCGGGTGACAGATTCAATCATCTCGCCGCCGGTGAGGAACGGCGGCATGGCGTTCAGCAATTCTTCACGTCCGTAGAGAACGCCGATGCCCATGGGGCCGTAGACCTTGTGGCCGGAGAAGGCGAAGAAATCCGCGTCCAGCGCTTGCACGTCCACCGGAATGTGCGGCGTGCTCTGCGCGCCGTCGACGACCATCACCGCGCCGACGCGGTGCGCCAGCGCCGCGAGCTCGCGGATGGGATTCACGCGGCCTAAGACGTTCGAAACGTGTGTGCAGGCGACGATCTTCGTTTTCGGCGTGATGAGGGCTTCGACCTTATTTAAGTCCAGCGTACCGTCCATTTCGCATTCCATAAATTTGAGCGACGCGCCGGTCTGGCGGCAAACCATCTGCCAGGGGAGAAGGTTGCTGTGGTGCTCCATGATGGAGACGAGCACCTCGTCCCCGGCCTTCACGTGGGAGAGACCGTAGCTGTAAGCCACTAAATTGATGCTCTCGGTGGTGTTGCGGGTAAAGATGATCTCGCGGCTGCTCTTCGCGTTCAGAAAGGACCGAACGGCCTCGCGCGCGTTTTCGTAAGCCTCCGTCGCGGCGATGCTCAGGGGATAGAGGCCGCGCAAGGGGTTGGCGTTCTTACTTTTATAAAACTCCGTTACGGCGTCCAGCACACACTGCGGGCGCTGCGCCGTCGCGGCGTTGTCCAGATACGCAACATCCTGACTCTTGAGCAGGGGGAAGTCGTCCCGATATGCATGCGCCATCTTACAGCACCTCCTCAAGCTCGGAGAGGATCGCGGCCTGCGCCGCTTCATCCTCAATCGTGCGGGCCAGCCGCTCGATGGCGGCGCGGGCCATGATGTTTTCCGCCTCCGCTGCGGAAATGCCGCGGCTTTCAAAGTAGAACAACGTGTCCTCGTCCAGCTCGCCGATGGTCGCGCCGTGGTTGCCGACGACGTTTTCCTCGGCGCACAGGATCAGCGGCACCGTCTTGTTGACGACGCCGTCGCCCAGCATCAAAACCGTCTCCTGCTCGCTGCCGACGGAGCCCGCGGAGCCCTTCTTAAAGTCGATGGTCCCGCGGAAGATCTTCTGCGCGTCATCCTTGA